GCTGATTGCCCAATCCTTGAGATTATTACGCTTTGGTACTCAAGGCTCTAAGGGGTTTCCAGCAATTCACCCGATTATTCAGTGATGCCTGGCGAAATGGCATTTAGGGCATAAAACTTCAGCATTAGCAGGATCAAAACGAGCGTCTTTATGCTTAGAAAAACTTTTTACATGATGGACATGAAGCCTTATTGCCACACCACAACATTCACAAACATGGCCTTGTTTAACACCACAACTTTCACAAGCACCCGATTTCATAGCAAGGGCTGCTAAACGCCATTGCTTGTATTCTCCGGTGGCTCGTGCCGCAAGGTTTTCCGTGTGAACGCCGCCTTTCCAATTAGGATTCTTTTCACCAGACCACTTGCCTTTGTGAGCCTTGCTTAGATTTTGGCGATGCTCTTGTGTAAAAGACCTTCCGGTCTTAAGACGATGATTTCCAAACTCTTTAAGAGCGATTCCATGCTCTTTAAGCCTTTTGAAAACCACAGTCTCGCCTACGCCGTAATGCTCAGCAATGCTCTTCATAGACATCGTTTGATACAAATCAACAAGATCCTTAGCCGGTGGGTCAAATGACCTACGGCTTACAGGTATATCAAAACTATGTAAGGCCCTCCTTACAAGTTCTGCGCTACACCCGTATCTCTGACCGATTTGTTCGCAATTCATGGTCTTTGAAAGCGTCTCTAATTCCTGCTTTGTTGCTGTTAGTTTTCCCAATCCATTACTCCAAACATCAAGGGGACTGGTCTATTCTAACAGAATAGTTTAATCCGTTAAATCTTCCCGCTGCCCAATCGCAGTAAACGTTTGAAAAGTGCCTGAAGGTACAGTCATAATAAAACTCCAAAGAAAAAAGTTACAAGAATCTTTCAAAAACCCTTGCAGCGTCTTGCCGACTTCCTGTCTTGCGTAAACGCGCAAAGTCCTGTTTTGCAGCTTCTGTGGCTATGGTCTTACCTGTCGCGTTCCCAGACCTAAGCATCTTGGGAGCCTCAGCAACCTTCTTGGTCACACCAGGCTTGGCCTTTTGCAGTTTCTGGTACTGGCTTGCCATCCACAATGTCAACACAGCACGAGAGTCTGTTGCATTTGCCAGTTCAGCGTCCGAATACCCGATGGACTTGGCAAAACTCCGAAGTTCAGACCGTACCTTCTCACCCTTCTCAGGATGCGCGTAATCAGGAATTGCCTCGGCAACCCTTTTAGCTTCCTCAACAAGACGCTTCTCCATCACCGCTTCGTGCTCGGCCTGTTGCTCTCTGGCAATGCGTTGCTGTTCAGCGCGTAATTGAGCCAACTGCTTTTCTTGCTGCGTACGTTCTGCAACCTTGACCGCATAAGCGATCGGATCGGTTTCCTTCAGACTTTCAATATCCTCACCCTGCATCTGCTGTGACAGGAAGTTATCCATCACCTTCAAACGCTCTGAGTAAGCATCTCTCGCCTGCTTTGCTTGCTCGATTGCAGCTTTCTCGGCCTCGACCGTCTTTCGCTGCTCGGCAAGCTGATTAGTCTTTTTGTGGTAATCCGTACCCTTTTGGTAGCCTTCGATCAGTTCTTGGAGGGTCACCTCGCGTTCTTCGCCTGCTGCTTTTACGACAAAACGCTGTTCCTCCTCTTGAACTTCCTCTCCAGACTCCTCTGGCTCAGATTCACTGGCAACAAGCTCTTGCTCGTCTGGTTGGTCTTGAACTTGCTCCTGCGGAGGTTCGCCGCCACCCATCATCCCTAAGAACGCATTTGCTGCCTGTCCCACTGTCAAGCTAGTCCCTTGCGGGTTGCTGCCTTCCATAAACTAACCTCAATTCAAAATATACGAAACCGTTTTTTCACCATCTCGCCTTCGGCGGCAATAGCTTCCAAACGGGCTTTTACCTGATTGACTGCCCGAATCGACCCGTAAGCCTCTTCGCGTTTGTCAATCTCATCAGGATTGCTGTTGATGATACGCAAGATGTTGTCTTTTTCCAACTCAGCAAAGACCTCTTGCAGAAACTCATCGCCAAGTAAAGCCTTGGCTCGCTCCCATTTTGTCATAAGAGACTCTTAACCTTGTCTTTAGGTAACCGTGATTCGTTGAGCGCTTTCAAGAAATCCTCGCCGTATTTGTTGACCGCTTTCTTGCGGATGACGTACTCACCGACCTGGAGACTTCCGTAACCATCATCTGGAGTCGGAGGATTTGGGCCTAGCAGACCCTTTACCTTCCCGCCCTTCTCGTAAGCAATCTTCTCTTCGGTTATCTTGCCGCCTTTGTAACTTGCTTGCTGCAACTGATCTTGAACCGACTCGCCGCCGTAGGTTGCTCCGGTCTGAGCCTCATAACTTTTTTGCAGTTGCTCTTTATCGAAGATGCTAGGCGTAAACAAGGGTTTGGTTCCCGTGACAGCAGGGATGCCAAACTCTAGCGACTGAGGCAACAGACGCGTATATCCGGCAGCACCGGACTTGAACATATAAGGAGCTTGCTCGGTAGGACCGACACCGTAAAAGAAGTCCGTGGTCGGTGTTGCTAACTTGGTGTTGCCTCCACCAACCGTGAAGTTGGAGAAGTTAGCAGTAGGTATCTGAACGCCAGACAATGCCGCGTCAATCACACCAGGTTGTACACCTTGCGATAACGCATACTGCCTAACCGCTTGTGATGTCGCATACGGATTGCTGTTCAGCAGGTTTTGGATATATGGAATCATCTCTGCGCTTGTGTAGGCAGAGAGCGGTCTTGTTCCTGTCGGTGTTGTTGGGGTCGTTGGTGTTGTTGGAGTTGTTGGGGTTGTTGGTGTAACTGGAGCCGTCGGGAACGTCAGGCCAGCAATCAACATCGGAATCTGTCCCTCAGGAACGCCTTGCTGAGCTGCAAACGCTTGGAATTGCGCTGGCGTTACATACGTCCCTGCCGCTTGTTGTTGGGCGATGATGTTCTGAGCATACGGAATCATCTCGGCAATCGTGTAGTCGGCCATCGTTTTGTTGACGATGTTCCCGCTAGCATCGAGCTTCTGCCAGGACTCAAGCGTTGGCGTAACAGGCTGAGTTACCGCATTGATTACCTCTGTAATCGTTGGTGTTGTAACAGGTGGTGGCTCATAAACAGGTGGCTGCTCGTAAACCGGAGGAGGCTCATAAACCGGAGGAGGCGCTGGAGGCGGTTCGTAAACCGGAGGTGGTTCGTAGACAGGCTCAGGCGTTCCTGGCTCAGTGACAGACGAACTAGAGAACACATCTGACACCGCTGCCTGGGCTTGGCTCGGACTAAAGCCCAACATATTCGTCAAGCCAAAGTAAAGCAATGTATCAGGGTTGGTGTTTGGTATCAGGCCTTGGTTGACAAGATACTGGATGTCCGCGCTATTCGGGTTTGAGAAATACTGATCGACAAACGCCCTAAGTTGGTCCGTTGTATAGCCGTTGTAAGTAGCCATGATTACCCTGGTATCTCGATGTTAGAAGTAATACCTGCGCCTACCTTCATAGCCTTCATCTGAGCCTCGGCCTCGAACTCCATCTTCTTAAGCTCCAACTCGGCTATGGCCTTCTCTCTTGCAAGCTGGATGTCGGCCATTGCTTTCTGACGCTTGATCTCGATGTCTGCTTGCGCTTGGGCCATCATCATCTGAACCGCAGGATCTGGACCTTGTTGTTGGGGTTGAGCAAGAGCTTGATCGACCTCTTGCGTGACAGGCTTGAAGAACTCAGCAGAATCCGCAAACCCTGCCGCCTCAACCAGTTTGCCGAGCGTTGCACGATATTGCGAGAGCGACACTAAAGGATTGTTTGGACCCAACATTTGGAGCATCTGCTCTTGCTTTGAGAGAACCATTGAGAGCATCGCCATCTTTTGCTCGATGTTGCCTGTCCCAAGACCCACATTCACTGAGACATCGTATTGGTTCGACCACTCTCTCGGATCGTACTGGACGTACTGCCCACGCATCCGCAGGATGACTGCCTTGTCCTGATACTTGCATAAGAGATGTAAGAGTCCTTTGAACAAGTCTTTTACACCTGTCTCAGCAAAGACGCGAGCAATGAGTTCGATCTTGCCCTGTGATGCTTGTGTGAGCGCCGCAATTGCCGCAGCAGTCACGTTCTGCAAGATGTTGGGGTCTAAGCCCTGGGAAGCCTCTGTGAGACCCGTTCTCTTGGCTTGAACCTGGTCTAAGTATTCAAGAAGCGGAAAGGCTTGCTGGCCGACAGGAGGCGTTTGTATGGGGACTAGAGCGGCAGGATTCTTGAGCCTGACCACACCGCCAGGCGTAACGCTTAAGAGGTCATCCAGGTTGACCTGACCTTCGACAGCACCCATGCGGGTATTGTTCTGAAGGTACATGTTATCGAGCATCTGCCTCGTTACAGTAGTCTTGATAAGCTGGAGATCGACTGTACGATCAGCAGGACAATCCCCAAAAAAGCGATGAGGTATCGGAATAGGGCAAATAGAGTAGAACGGAACATAGTCGGTTTCTTCATTTGCAAGTATCTCGTTCCCAGAGAAGTAAACCTGCCTTAGCTCCGCAATCCCATCACCATCGTAATCAGTCTTTAGGTAGCACTCGAACACCTCAACCGTCTGCATCGACTTATCGAGACTAGGCTCCATGAAGGGCTGCTCGTCTCGGTTGTATCTTGCAATGTATTCCGCAGAGAACTCAAGGTCGTTGTATACCGGCAGGTTCATGATGATCTCGGCATCGAACCCCATCGCAATCAGGTCTGACCTCGTGATGGGCTTTCTGTGAGCGACAAATGGCGTGTCTCTCACGGTCTTGCCTGCCTTAGAGATCAGGAACTCCTCTGGAGGTACGTTCTCGACCTTGACCCTGCCTGCCTTGGTCTTTCTCATCAGAGCCACGTTATGGACACGCATGACTTGCCCGTCCATCTCTTGCTCTATCGTCTCTTGACCTGCGATCTCCATCGCCCCGTCAGAAAGAAGCATCGCAAGTTCATCGTCCGTCAGGTTCGCGTATTGCTCCTTATTGACCGAAATAGAGTCATCCCAGTAAGCCTTGACGATCCCGACCTTCTGAAGGATCGCGTCCTTGAACCAATCGTGCATGATCGCAATACCTGGGTTCTGTTTCATCAGCACCCAGTTGCAGTATTCGGTTGCTTGTTTAGCTAATGGCTCATCACCTGGTCCTACGGGCTCGAACACGCCGATCTGATCCGCAGATGTAAATAGACGCATGAGAGGCGGCAGCATCCCGTCTACAGCCTCAGCGACCTCACCCGTGACAATCTGAGACCTGCCCTCGACCTCGTTGCCGTATGGGTCCCTCATGTACGCGGTAAGTGCGTTCTTACGTTGCTCGACGGTCTCTGTCTCCAAGAAACCAATAGCGTTGTCGATCTCGCCTTGTAGGATTGCTTTTAGCCGACCATCATCCATTTCAGACCACCCAAGATACGTTAGGTTTCAGAGGCTTGGACCAACTTGTTGTCTCATTCATCCCGACCGCTAAATACCGAAATGCGTCTGCTGCGTGAGATGCCCAATCGTGAAGAGGCTTGTCCCAATAGACTTGACGCTTATCATCGTATTGTCTCCGATAATTGCGTAGCGCGTCCACACCGCGCTTAGTCTTAGGGTCGAACCAACAGTAAGGAATCAGCCTTCTCACGGCCTGTATCCCGTCATCTACACCCATCCTTGGCACGATTGTGATGTTTAAGCCTGCTTCCTGTAGAAGTTCGAGCCTTGATCTGCCTGAGCCTAACTCTCTGACTTGTACGTCATGCGGAAGTAATTGCTCTGCAAGCTCGTAGTTGTTTGTCCTGAGCCAGTTCACATACCAATCCAAGCCTTGCCCGTGGTTCTCAACGAAGTCGATAAGCCTTGTCTCTAAGCCTACTCTCTGGCAGACCCAGATAGCAGTGGAATCGCCTATCCCTAGATCCCATGCTGCGTAAGTCTTGGCTATGCCATCTACAGGGATGTCATGGAACCTTTCAGACGGTAACTCATTGAGAAGCTGTCCGTAGTAAGCACCCTCGATGGCTGAGTCGAAGGAACACTCAAACTCTTGCAGGTACTTATCGTCCCCCATCTCTGATCGAGCTGCATCGAGTTCAGATTGAGGGATAAGACCTGTCTCTGACGCTCTGAACTCAAGCATGGCCCAATCGTTATGCTCTGCTGCATGGTCTCTTAAGGTCTTAAAGTGATTTGCGCCTTTTGGGGTTCCGAGGAAGAGAGCCCATCCCATCCTGTCCGACAAGGCTGGACGAACCACTTCCGACCAGATACGCGGGTCTTGATCGCCAAATTCATCGAATACAACCCCATCGAAATACTGTCCTCGCAAAGAGTCTGGGTTATCAGATCCTGCAAGCTGAATCCTCCTGTTCCAGAAATCAACCCGTAGCTCCGCAATATTGGCAGTGGCGTTGAGGGGTTGGGTAAATTTGAGGAGGTAATCCCAGATAACTCGCTTGGTCTGGGAATAGGTAGGCCCAATAAACGCATATCTCGGAGCCTCCTTGTTGTTTTCTATCGCTGCTCGAATGAGATGGTTGATCGCAGATACCGACTTTCCACATCTTCTATGCGCGACAACAACGGCAAAACGCTTATCTGATAGCGCATTGTGGATCTGAAGTTGTTGCTCCCTCGGTGCATAAGGGATGACTATTCTGGTTGCGCCCATGACACTTGCATTTGGACAGGTTGACCGTCAGTTCCCGTTACCTCTGTCCTGGCTAATTTAGGTATGTGGTACTCGATTGCTCTCAGATAGATGTCGCAAGCCTTCTCTGGGCTCTTCTGAGCCACCTCATCCAACCACATTGCGAACCTCGGAGCGTTCATCTCAGCCATTTTCGCAATAGCTTCTCTCACCGCAGCAGTGGACTTATTAGGCGAACCCTTTGGCCTCCCATTGCCAGCAGCCGGTGGAATCTTTTTCTCAGTATCTTCAGATTGTTTAGTGTCCATTCGTTGTTTGTTTGCAACAGATTACTGGCCTAATAAACCTGATCTCATAAGCTCTTCTTCGTCTATGACTACAGGCTTACCGTTTATCTCCATGATACGCACTTTAGATTCTTCGCTTGGGAATACAACGAAATTTCTATAGACCCTGTGCTACAGGACTTGTCTGCCCGTACCCTGGAAGCGAACTCACACCTCTCGGCAACTGCTCCGGCAGCGGAGGCAAGAACTTCTCTTCGTCCAGCAGACCCTTTCTGCGCTTCACTTCTTGTTCCTCGCTGAAATAGCCTTTGCTTTTGACCTTGCATCTTCCTTACTACTCGCACCCCATGCCTTTAGGCTTAAAAGAAGTCTAGTAGGGCTACCATCAGGCTTGCGCTCTGGCCCTGGCATGTTACCCATCCTCGCTAGAAAACTCGCTCTGCGTGGGTTATCGCCACTCTTAACTGGAGCCTTCAGGTTAGAGCCAGGGTTAGCAGCCTCGTAAGACTTCCGACCCTTTTCATTCAGACCACCCTTAGCGTTCTTACCTTCTTTCCTAGTCCAAGCGGCAGTCATTTCTTTTTCTTCACACCAGCTTCAGAAAGCGCAATCGCACGAGCCTGGGCAGGGCTTTTTACAATCGGGCCACCTTTGCCTGAATGTAGCTTGCCAGCCTTGAACTCGTTGTAAACCTTACTGATTTTCTTCTCAGTCTTGGTCTTTTTCATTTCTTCCTCGCTGCTCTCATGTTATCCACAAGATTCGGGTAAGGTCTGCCAGCAGATGCGGCCATAGCCTTAGCGGACTTCTTCTCAGACTTGGAAAGAGATTCACTCTTCCCCAGTTTCTTCGGTCTCGCCTTCTCCCATATCGCTTTCTTCATCGCCCATCTCCCAAGAAGCGCAAGACTTATCTGGCGCACACATAAAGTTCCACTGATGGCAATAGCCCGCGCCTTCTGGCAGGCAATCTTTCATGTCCATGTCGAAGTATTCGCAATTACCGCAACGCCTTTCTTGTGCTTGGCTTGCAGAGATACGCCACTTTGCGCCTAAATCTCTCCAGAACTGCGTATCACCCTCTCGTTCAGGGCCATACATTGCCTTCTCTTTTGCGATTGCCTTGTTCTCTTCGTTCAAAGCCTCATCTTGCGTTGGAAGCGGACAACTCTCATCATCTTCTTCGTTGTTTTGTTTAACAACGATCATGACTTTAGGGGAAAGCAAGCCTTTCATTTTTTAGCCTTTTGTGGTTGCAAAGGAATGCCTACTTTCCGGTCATACCTGATGGGTACAGGAGGAACTTTCATTCTGTAGGGAGACGGTAATGCTTTGCTATCCCCGGTTCGTTTTTCCACAGCCATGCTGCTGCCTCCTTGATGTTCTTAGAGTCGTCCTTACCCACCGTCTGACTGCCTGCGTGGTGAACGTAACTCCTTGAAACAAAATGCTTAAAGTCACATACCGTAAGTGTATGACAAAAGACGTTATCTGAAAACCAATTGATCGGCGGAAACCTAACCGCTTGGAATGCTTCCTTCGTGATGTAAGCAAAGATCGGCGCAATGACGCTCGTCTCTTTGATCGTCTGTTCTTCCGCCCACTTCATCCCGTGTCTTGCACCACCCTCGAACCGGATGTTCTGGGCTTCCAGGATATTGTCAGACCTAGCACCTAAAACCCCGATCTTATGTCCCGCCTTCTGTAGATGCTCGGCATCCTCAAGAATGAGTCTGTAGGAGTCTGGAGTCAGGCAGATGTCGTCGTTGGCAATGATGACTGCATCGTGGTATTGGAATGCGTCGTCCATGATCCGGTTGTAGGCATCACCAAAGTTACCCGCCGAGTTGAGTACCCACTTGTAAATTCGTTCGTCCATTGTCTCGGCCCGACTTGACAGATATATAGGCGCTTCTTTGGCGTAAAGACGGATGCTCGACAACGTGATTTCAAGACTTGGACTCCCTACCGTACAAATGAGTATCGGAACTTTTTTCATACTCCGCCATCCTATGGTGGGCTACCACCTGAAAGTATTTGTTATCCATGAGGTTTTCTGTACAAACATTAACCTCTAACCCGTTTCTGTCCGCAATGATCGGAAACGACAGTTGATCCTGTAGCGTCCATTTCATCATCTCGATCCACCAGTCTTGATTAGCCTGGGGATTGATGTAGCTCCGCTTCCAACATAACACCCCGCCAGCAATAAGACCTGCATCCTGCGGCCACCCTTGATCCCGATAGTGCTCGACCTGAGCCAAGATAGGTTGATCTTGATACTTGACCATATCCCAACACTCTCCGGCCTCTTGGTAGATACAAGTCCGCCAAGGGTGTTGGAATGCTGCCATCGTATCTCCGGCCTGGTCGATCATGTAGGCCACAAACTCAGGGCTCGTGATCCTTATCGACCCGTCTATCCAGATAACGTAGTCCTCAGCGAACTCTAGCTTGTCTGGGAATACCTTAAACCACTTAGCATCCATACGCGGATCTGAGAAGCGTCTGCTTGTGATGACTTGTTGCCATCCTTGAGGCTTCTTAGCACCGTCCAGGATCGCGTAGAAGGCCGTAGGAACGCTTTGCTTGACCGCATAGTGCAATGGGTCATAGTTGCCAAAGATCGCCGTATAGACCGCCGCGTTCATACAAAAAAACGCCCAACGTCGCGTCGGGCAAAGGAGGGGAAGGAGCCAATCTTCATTTTAGCCCGAACCTTATCTCTTTGAGAATCTCTTCTGCTTGTAAGCGAAGGTCTATCGCTTTCCTGTGGAGTTCTACGGAAAGGTTGACGATAGCTAACGCTCGCTGTTCTAGCGCACTGGTTGACTGCGCCTGCTCGATGATGTCTTGTGCTGCGCTCATGGCTGCTGCTTCGTTTAGATTCATTGCATCTCCTCTGTTAACAATTTCCATGCTGTTGCTGCCACTGCTGGAACTTGTCCATTTCCAATGGCTTTAAGTCTGTCCACTCTAGCGGCCACCCCATCAGCCACTCGACCCACGTCGGGTTCAACTTTCCACCATTCCCCGCTCCCATAAGGCGGGCTTGCCCTATCCCGACATTGTTTTTCAGCAACTCCCAAGAGCCTGAGCCCCCGCACATCCCCGCAGTTCTTGGTGAGGGCCATTTCATCACCGCCGTTGCCAATCCGTCTCCGCTCGTTGGACTCAGACCTTTCTTGTTGTAATTTCCATTTACGATTGGAGTAGGCCAAATCTTCACAGCCAGCGACAGCGGTGTCCCGCCCTGCGCGTAAGGCGTGTTGCGAGAGCTCACATCGCTCGCCACGGGCGTGGGCCACAACCCAGATTCTGTCCCTCTGATGCGGAGCTCCAACGTCGGCTGCTCCCAACACTCCCCATCTCGCATCAAACCCCATGCTGGCAAGGTCTGACAAGACGACATCGAGTCCTCTAGTAGTGAGCATTGGTGAGTTCTCAATGAATGCGTATCGGGGTCGTACTTCGCAAATGATCCTTGCCATTTCTCGCCACATACCTGATCGCTCTCCATCAATTCCTGCGCCCTTTCCTGCGGCTGAAATGTCTTGACAGGGAAACCCTCCAGATACGACATCAACAATGCCTCTCCACGGCTTTCCGTCAAAAGTCTGAACGTCATCCCAAATCGGGAAAGTCGGGAGAACCGCATCATTTTGTCGCTGCACAAGTACGCTTGCGGCGTGGGGTTCCCATTCGACTGCACAGACGGTTCGCCATCCAAGTAAATGTCCTCCGAGTATGCCTCCACCAGCGCCCGCGAAAAGAGCCAGCTCATTCACGCTACCCTCAGATTGAACGGATTATTAAAGAAACTGATGTCTACGCCTTCCTCTTTTTGCTTAGGTTTGGATAGAACAGGCTTGAACTTCTTCTTCGGTCTGGACACCTTCTTGGCCTCATATTCGTCCTTGACCCACTCCCAAACACGTTCTTTAGTAAACGGGTCTATCCTAAACGATGTTTTGATGCAGCCTTTCTTTAGCAGAGCGTTTAGGCAGTTCACAGTTGTCTGCTTGTCGATCTTTGTCTGTAGCCTCACTGACTTTAGGTCAGCAGGTGTCTTACGCTTTTTCAAGTAAGTAAGAATCTTCTTTTGCTCGTCAGTCATCCTATCCTCGCAATCTCTCTTTCCAAGTACCAAATAGCCTTCTTGAGATCTTCGACATCTTTACCTTTTAGGCTACTTCTCCAAACGTATTTCGTAGCATTCCCGAGGTTGAAGTTCATATGCTCCGTGATCTCGATGCACTCTACGCCAGAAGGATGAGACGTGTAGTGCTTAGGATGGTTTACGTTGTCTTGACCCTCCAATTCACAATGTCCGCACCTTGGGCACTCAAAAGAATCTTTCATATTGTGATCGCCACTCATTGATTCTTCTCCTTTAGCCTGGTTCTTTCAGTCGTAGCCCCGTTACGATATTCACCGCCGTTCTTCTCCTTTAGCTTGGCTTCGATGGCACGACTAAAGCCTTCAATATCAAACGCATCTTCCCAGTCCCACCATTTTTTGCTAACGACTTTTTGGATTTCCTCATCAGTCAGCCCGACCCATTCACGCTTTGGTGGGGTGGTGTATAGGGGTTGCACTGGGTCGTTGTCTTTTGGTTTTGTGAAACACAAATACCTCTCCCCAATACAGTCAGTTGAAAGCCACGCCACCGGCTCCTGCTGCGCTAACGCCGCATTCCAGCCACGCTCATACGCTTGCCCTAACTCGACGGCACGGTCGTGTTCAGTTTTCACGACACGTTTTTCCCATGCGTGTTCTGCAAGTTGAATTTTTGCCTCGTAATCGTCGTACGAATCGCTCATGTGTTCTTCTCCTTTAGCTTGGCTTCAATGGCTTTACCGAATGCTTTGATACCGTAATTACTGCCATGCTGATAAAGATACTTATCTGCATATTCATAGATTTCCTCATCAGTCAGCCCAGCCCATTGCTTTTGTGGTGAGGTGTATAGCGGCTCCACCCAGTGGGCATGGTTTGGATTTCTCTCGACCCACTCTTTGTCGTAGTTCTCATTCATCTCATAACTGCGGTAGTCGTAACCACCCTCACCATCAAATGTACGCCACGCCACAGGCTCTCGCTCTGTCTCCAGCGCTTGATGCAACACTTCAACGGCTTTTGTTTTTGCCGCCCAATTACCTAAATTGGCTTCCAACGCATCTAAAGCAATCTGCATAGCTTCTCTGCTCATTTCTCCCTCTCCCTCAACATGGCGTCTGCCATCATGTAAGCCTGCCTTGAGGTTGCATCAAAATAATTCCCCTGCGCCAGTGCTTGCATCGCCTTCCCTGCAAAGTAATCACGCAGGGACATACCTGATTGGATTAGGTACGAGTGTGCAACGGGAAACGCTGCCCCACCATCCGTTGGTGTCTTTGCCGTTTTGTTTTCGCTCATGCCATATCCCCTTTGTAAAGATTCCAAGCATCCATCAAATTATCTCTAGCTATATCAACCTTTAGTCTCATCTGGTCTAGGTCGTGTAGCAAGATTCTTAGCTCGTTGGGATGCACCATCACATACGTTGTTTCGTCTGCTAGCTTTCTTAGTAGTGCGTAGGCTTTTTCTTTGTCTGTCATTTGTCTGTTTTCCTGCTAAATAGTTCAGGCTTGTAAACCCGCACACTTGAGTTATGCAGGTAAACCGCGCGGATCATGTCGTCAACGACAGCCCAACAAAAATCAACGATCTGACCGTTCGACACATAGCTGTATCCGTCAACAAGGTGTGATCCATACCGCTTGCATTTGTCCTGACGCAAAGTAAGTACGATCTCACCGCCTCCCTCATTGCTTGCAGACCAAGTTTGTGCTGATACAGAAAAAGACATGGCAAACAAAACACCAAATAAAAGTTTTTTCATGCTGCCCTCAACCTTTCAGAAATCCTTGCCTTCCAAGAGTTCCAATCCTCTCCTGGTCTAGCAGGACAATTTACTTTCTCTGCCATCTCAGCAGTACCTTTTTCTGTAGCCCACCACACAACAACCTTCTCTTGTGCGGGTGCGATCTCTAGTTCATCTTCCCATCTTCCTTGATTCAACCATGTAGCAGGATGCGGGATGAACTCCTGACCAGTACCCTTCACTTGGTAGTACTTGTTGTGCGTCACTAAAGCCTCTACAGCAGACTTTTGCTCTTGTGGTGATAGTTTGGCCCATGCTTTCTGTGCAGCACGTTTAGCGACCTTTCTTGGGTATTTGCTCCAGAACTCCTCGAACATTGTTTTCTCCTTTTGTTAGGAAATCTCAATGTAAACCTTATTTTTGTTGTTGACTGTCGTCTTGTTGACAATCTTCTACTTCTCTTTTCTTGAGACATAACTTCCCCAAGGGTGGTAGCACTCACCTTACCCAGCGGGGGTCTCTTCTGGATGTTCCCTGCCTAGTACAGCCTAAGCCAGCGATTCTCTCCACCTCTTGCTTGTCCCACCCATGTACAAGAGGCTTAGTCCAGTACCTCACTGACAGTCTGGATCGGCATGAAACGGGGTGTTTCGCCAGCCGGTGTTTACTTCCGCGCA